CATCTTGCATGTTTGTGCCTCCATGTTATTTGACTAGCCGCTTTACATAGCAGAAGATTGCCTAAGATGAAAGCATGGAAGGCACAATGAAACTGACCAACGCACAACATGAAGAAGCACTAAGAGCTATACGAAATGGCGCGTCTGTGCATCAGATTGCAGCAAAATATAAACTCAGCATCGATGATTCAAACGAACTGATTGCTGCCGTAGCAAGAGAAACACGCGAAGGTGCGAGCAGCCATCGCATAATGCTTCGCGCTTTGTTGCGTGAGCAAGCACCGCTGGCTTTGAAGACGTTGGTTGACCTCTGCCAGCCGAACTTGAACGTCGAGAATCAAATGGACTTGCAAGTTCTCAATCTCAGATTAAAGGCTGCTGAGAAGATTCTTGGCTATGCAAGCCGCATGATGATTGAAGATGTCGTAACTGGTGTCGTTGAAGCTGGACGTGAAGAAGAAATGCAAGACACATTGTTTGACTTTGAATCGGTTGTGAATCCAGACGGTGGAACGACGCTCATTGCACAGCCTAAATTGAAGTTGGTTGAGAGTTGAAATGCAGATTAAACTTCCGACTCCATACTCTACTTGGCAAAAGCATCTTATCAATGAAAAAACTCGCTTAATTGTGCTCGCTCTTGGTACAAAATGTGGAAAAACATTAGGCGGTGCTGGTCGAATTGCGAACTTCAGTTTCCAAGCACCACGCGAACAGGCTGCGCTTTATCGAATTGTCGCGCCGACCTATCAGCAGGCAAGTATCACTTACAAATATCTTGATCGATTGTTTCCGCAAACATTACCTCAGCAATCAAATTTAACTCGTGAGCAATACAAAGCCGCGCAAAATCAATGGTTGCAACTCACGCCAGAACGCAGCGAATCTCGCATGAGGATGCGCTGGAATCATAATGGCGCTCAAATTCAATGCGTTCATGCTCAGGATCCAGAACGCAGTATCGAAGGTGAAAGAACGCATGGGAATTTGATTGATGAGGCGGCGAAATGTTCCACGCAAACCTTCGCGTCAGTTATGTCAACGACATCGCAAACAGGTGGATGGATAGCGCTAACATCCACACCTCGTGGCAAGAATCACTTCTATGATCTATACCGCCAATGCCAGGAACACATGGCTTGGGCCGAAAAGCATCAGAAACCTTACGAGCAGTTCTGTGCCACCGCGAGAACGATTGACTCGCCTTTTGTTGACAAGCGCGTGGTCGAGCAGGCGAAGCTATCATTGCCTGATAGATTGTTCCGCCAGCTTTACCTTGCTGAGTTCATGGATGACGGCTCAGTGTTCATGGGCCATCGCGATTGCGTTGAAGGCGACCTGATTGACGTTCAAGGCAAGATGCAAGCCTGGCAGGTTCCAGATGCTAAGACACGCAAGGTCGTCATTGGTGCTGACTGGGCCAAGCGAACTGACTACGGCGTCTTTGTTGCCTTTGAAGTTGGAACCACAAGACCGCGCATCATTGGCTTCCGTCGATTTCAGGGATTGGACTACAAGATAGCCATTCGTGAGTTGTATCAGTTCACCGAGCAGTTCAACGAAGTGCTGCTGATTCGCCATGACCGCACAGGCATCGGTGACGTCATCAACGATATGCTTTCCAACTTCACATGCCCGATTGATCCGGTCGTGTTCACCAATGAAAGCAAGTCTTCGATGGTGGACTCCTACATGGTGGCAATTGAGACGAGGAATCTTGTGCTTCCGAACTGGCCTGACCTTATCAAAGAGCATGACAACTACGACGTGAAGATGAGCGTCCTTGGAAAGCCGACCTATTCGGCACCGCCTGGCTTGCACGACGATATTGTGACTGCTTGCTTCTTGGCTTGGACGGCCGTGCTTGAAACACAAGACCGCGTATTTGACGTGCGCTTCCTTGAAGACCTGCCGAAAACTGCGCTTTCCGTGGAGTCGTGGTACGCTAACCTCGCCGACGAAAACGATGACTTCTGACGCAATCCATCACCAACCGGAGCAGAGACAAGATGGCCTTGGTCGTGCAGCTTAAAAAAGGCGAAGCACTCAGAGTCGGTGACCAAGTGTTGATCGTAAGCGCAAGCCGTGGTGCTCGCATTGTCCTGGACGCTCCAAAAGATGTGAAGATTGAACGGCTCGGAGTCTTGCACGATGAGGAACAACGAGATGCGGAACGACAAGGAGCGGTCATCGTCAAAAGAGCGAATGAGGCGAAAGCCAAGGAGTGATTACTCGCTTCGCTACATCGATCCGAACGGAATGCCTTCAGATGAACCTTTCAACTCGGCATGGTCGGTTGAAACCAAGGCGTTCCTGACAAGCCAAAACCTGAAGGCTTTGTTCTTCAGCGAGGATTGGGTTTTCATTTGCGTCGATGCTTATGCTCAACCGATTTCATCATTGCCGTTGCAGGTCATCCGCAAAGGCTCCGAAAATGGAGAAGCTGTCGAGAAGCCAGTTCAATTCCATCCAGTGTCTCAGCTTCTTGAGAATCCAAACCAGTTCGTTGATGGCGTGGCTTTGAAATACTCGCTTGCCTGCGACTACGTTCTCGGTGGCAACTCGTTCCTGTACCATGCCAAGCAAAACAAGCAGGCTTATCACATCAGCTTTGACCGAGTGCAGTACAAACTCGATGGCAACGGCTTGCCTGAAAGTTACATCGTCTATCCAGACAATGAAGAAATCATTCCAAACGTGACCAAAGGAATCACCATCCAGCTTTCCGAGATGGTTCACGTTCGCAGACCGAACCCAAGCTCACCAATCTGGGGCCTTTCGCCATTCGTTCCAGGCAGACGCTCGGTGCTGTTCAATCGGTATTCGCAAGACTACCTGAACAGCTTCTACCTCAAAGGCGCTACGCCTCAAGGCATCCTTGAGATGGAACAATCAGCCAATGAGCAGAGTGTTCTCCGATTGCTGCGCTCGTTTGAGTTGGCTCACACTGGACGACGCAACCAACGCCGCACAATGCTTTTGCCAAAAGGCGTGAAGTGGTCTGCTGCCGACCATAAGATTGCCGATCAGCAAATCGTTGACCTCGTTCGCATGAACCGCGAGACGATTCTCAACACGCTTCACATTCCAAAGCACGTCGTGTCTCTGCAAGAAGCCGGAAGTCTCGGCTCTGAAGAGCACAAGATGGCGCTAAAGTACTTCTGGACAGCAGCTCTGCTTCCAACGGCAAATGCTTTGGCTGCCTCTTTGACCAAGCATTTCCGTCAAGCCGGAATGCTGGCAGTCAATGAAGAGCTGCGATTTGACACGTCCGAAGTCGCAATTTTGCAAGATGACCTCAAGGCCAATGCTGAAACCGCAAACTTGCTGCTTTCAACGCACACTTTGAACGAAGTTCGTGCCACTGTCTTTGGCTTGCCACCATTGCCAGAAGGCGACTACACGCCAGGTGTTGCTCAGCCGTTGCCAACGCTCAGTGCTCCTGCTGTTGAACCAACACAAGTCAAAGCAATGGACGACGAAGACGATGGCGCGGATATGGAATACAAAGCCATTCCAGCCAAATACGAAGGCATCGACTTCAAGCCTCCACAGGATGTTGCAGACGAGGCAACGCTTGGCCTTGAAATGCGCAAGAAATATGGCCGTGGTGGAACAGAGGTCGGCGTTGCGCGAGCTGTGCAACTGAAGAATCGTCGCACTGTACTGCCGGACACCATTCAACGTATGGTCAGCTATTTCGCTCGTCACGATGGCGAAGCAGACAACAAAGAAGACAATGGTGAACCGTCAGCCGGAGCGATTGCGTGGAAGCTCTGGGGGGGATCACCAGGCAAGCGTTGGTCTGAAAAAGTGCAAGGCCAGATGCAATCGGCTGATGAACAAGAGAAAGCACAGCAGCCTGAAGTTGAGTCAAAGGTCGAGATTGTTCAGACCAAAGAACTTGGCAAATATGCCTCGCAGGTCAAAGCAAACGAAGACAGCCTCGACGCTTACCTGAAGAAAGAGCTGCCAACAGTAACTGAAGCTGCGTTGGACTTCCTCGCTCTTGAGGCTGAGACAGCGGTCAAGACGCTGCGTTCAAGCAAAGGCATCAAGGCAGACCTTCCATCAGCCAAAGAATACAAAAAGCGTTTGGATAAGGCGCTCAAAAGCCTTCAGAAGCAATACAATGAGAAGTTCAATGAACCTCTGGAAGCCTCAATGAGCCTTGGCTACGACCTCCAGGCCAACATGATATTCGACAAGCCAAGCCGTGACGCTCTGCTCGCTGCCAAGCAAACAGATGCCAAAGGTCGCGCTGCTGCCTTGGAAGCTCGCAACATCGAAACCTTCAAGAACGTCAGCAAGACAACCACCGACCGCGTGATGAAGATTGTCCAAAAAGGCATCGAAGATGGCCTTTCAGTCGATGACGTGGCAAAGCTGATTGTCGAGGACTCAATCAAGATTGGCCCAAGCCGCGCTCAGACGATTGCCAGAACCGAAACGCTCACAGCCGTTTCTCTTGGACAGGCATCAATGATGGAGCTTGCTGCCAAGGCGATTCCTGGCCTCAAGAAGAGCTGGATTTCATCTCAAGACGAAGACGTCCGTGAGTCGCATAAAGCCGTCAACGGTGAGATTCGGGATAGTGACGAAAAATTCAGCAATGGTTTAATGTATCCAAGAGATCCGGATGCCGAACCAGGCGAGTCAATCAACTGCCGATGCGTCCTTGTGACTCTGGCACCGGAAGACCTTGAAGATTATCGTGCTGAACTCGAAGCACTGAAGGAGAATGCAGAATGATAAAGTCAACGAAGGAAGCCAAGTTCAAAGCACTTGGCCAAAAAGCAGCAGACAACGCAGTGGTCATTGAAGGCTACGCCAACAAGTTCCAGTCAGACGCTTACAATGAGCGCATGGATCCATTGAGCGTCAAACTCGACCGCTTCAAGCAAAACCCAATTCTTCTGTTCAATCACGACATGAACTATCCTGTTGGCAAGGTCGTTGCCGTGGAACCTCGTGAGGATGGCTTGTTTGTCAAAGCTGCCGTCAGTCATGCTGACCACGAAAAGATTGCCTATGTGCGCGAGCTAGTTGCCGATGGTACGCTCTGCACTTTCTCTGTGCGTTTTGCTGGCGAACAAGTGGTCGAAGATCCGGAAGTCGCTGGTGGTAAGCTCATCAAAAACTGGGAATTGCAGGAGGTAAGTATCGTGTCCATTCCAGCGCAACCGGATTCCACATTCTCATTGGCAAACGCCAAGTCGCTTGGCGAAGCTCGTCAGATGGTTCTCAAAGCCAAAGGAGCAATGGTCGCTCAAGTGGCTGCTGAGCACATCGCCAAGCTCGAAGAAGCAGGCGAAAAGAAAGAAGACCTGCTTGAGAAGATTTCCGAGCAGTCTGGCAGTGAGCCTGGACAGCTTGCTGAAGTCCTCGCTGGCAACGTGACTCCAGTTCCAGAGCCTGTGCTGTCGGCACTCGCTTCGGTTCTTGGCATCGAATCCAACCTGCTTGCTGAACACAACGCACACGACGTTGAAGCTCAGAAGAAGATGGACGCTGAGAAGCCTGAAGAGAAGATGGAAGACAAGCCAGAAGAAAAGAAAGAAGATGAGAAAGCAGAGTATCCTTCTCTGTCTCAAGCTGTGCAAGAATGTGTTTCTGAGAAGATTCCAAAACTCATCGCTGAAGGCAAAGAGCAAGAACAAGCCGTGGCCATTGCAATCTCGATGTGTTCAAAGGAAAAAGGTTGCTCAGAGTTTCAACCAACTCGTGAGATGATGGCCAAGTGGCTTGATGATTGCGACAAAGTAAAGCAAGCTGATCAAGAAGGCACACCTCAAGAATCGGTCGCTGTACCGAACAAGGAACCAGAAGGCATGAATGACAACGCCGTTTTGATGTTGATGAAGTCGCAGCTTGAGATGCTTGGTTCCATCTCGGTCAAGCTCGACAAGCTGGCTGAAGTGTTCATGGCCGCGGCTGAAAAGCCAAAGGTTGAAGCTGAAGTGGAAAAAGAAGAGCCTGAAGCCGAAATGCCAGCAGAGGCAGCCGAGCAAATGAAGGCCATTCTTGACCGCTACGAGGCCAAGCTCAAAGGCTTGCTCGCTTGAAAATTCTGTCCGTGTGATACACTGTTACTCGGAGCCTCATGACGAGGCGTTTAACTTTGCGGCAGTCAGCCGCTTTTTGGAGGAAGTATGTCGAATTTTGAGAAACGGCTGGCTGAGTTTGAAAGCAAAGTTCAGTCTGCTGTCGGTGAAATTGAAAAGGCCAAGTCGGCTGGTATCGTTGGTGGAGCAACCAGCTTCAGCAACCGTAGCAACAGCGACGAGCAAAAACTTCTCGCTTCTTTCGGCGCTGCAAACGTCAAGCAGCTCCTTGAAGTGAACGTCGCTCATCCTCGCTTTGCACACGTCAACGACAATCTGAAGTCTGCTGTTATGCAGCTCAAGAAAGACATGGACATCGCTCGCATGTCGGCTCAGATTTTCGGTGGCCAACCTCAAGACCGTGGCGACGAAGACCGCGCTGCTCACGTCAAAGGCGTTCTCGAAACTCCTTTCGCTCGCATGGTTGACCTCAAGGCTCGCTTGAAGAGCTTCGGTTCCACAGTTGCTGGTGACGGCGATGAATGGGTTCCAACTGCAATCTCGGCTTCGTACATCGAAGAGTATGAGCTTGAGAAGAAACTGGCTGCTGCATTCCGCGAAATCCCAATGAGCAGCAATCCTTTCGAATTGCCTGTTCAGTACGGCGTGACCAAAGCTCGCTTGATTGGCGAAGGCGCTGCTGCAACCGACGCAAACTTCGGAACTGAGAAGATTCAATTCTCGGCACCTAAGTTGGTTGAATACTACCTGTTGCCTGAAGAACTGAACGAAGACTCTGCTCCTGCAATCCTTGAGCTGGCTCGTCAGGACGTTCTCGCTGCTCAGTTGCGCGCTGTTGAAGATGCAATCATCAACGGTGACACAACTGGAACACACATGGACGCAGACACGACTGCTGCAAGCAGCAACCGTAAGGCTTGGAAAGGCCTTCGTAAGCTCGCTCTCGAAGCAAGCTCGACTGTTTCCTTCTCCGGCGCTGGTGTCAGCAAGACTGGCCTCGACGCAATGCGCAAGCTGATGGGCAAGTACGGCACGAATCCAAAAGAACTCGCATGGGTTGTTGGCCCAAGTGCTTACGCTCAGATGTTGAACATCGACGAAGTTGCTACTGTTGAGAAGTTTGGCCCACAGGCTACTATCCTCAGCGGCGCTCTGGCTGTGTTCCGTGGTATCCCAATCGTTGTGTCTGAGTTCATCCGCGAAGACCTCAACGCTTCTGGTGTTCAAGACGGCGTAACAGTCAACAGAACTGTTGCTCACCTTGCGAACATTCGTCGTTTCTACCTTGGACGTCGTCGTCCAATCCGCGTCAAGGTTCAGCAAGACGCTCGTGCAGAGTACGATCGTTGGCAGTTGGTTTCTTATCAGCGCGTGGACTTCAAAGGCCACAAGCAAGCTGGTCAGACCTACGCTGGCGGTGAAACATCCTCTGAGCGTTCATCGGTTCTTGGAATCAACATCCTCGCTTGATGACCTCAAGCAAGGTATGATGAGAGCAGCTTAACCGCTGCTCTTTTTTTTTGCCTTTACAAACTGAGGTTCGAGATGGCGATAGTTGACCTACCGCTTGTCCAGATAAAGGAGTTTGAAACACAAACTCTTTTTCCTTTGAGAGAAGTTGGCCCTGGAACGTATCACACGCAGTTGCAGATTGAGGGCAATTCGATTCTGTCGAGCTTGCTTGTCACGCACGTTTCTCCAGACGCCTCAATCCAGGTCAATTATTTCCAGACCACGACAGGTGACGAGGACGAAGAACGCACACCGCTTGTGAACCACACGCCAAAGACCACAGGTTCGATGGCAGCCGACACAATCATCGTGGCTCGCGTTCATTTGAAACCTGTCTGCGAGGTCATAATCACTGGCGGAACTGTGACCTTCGGCTTGATGGTCACAATGGTTTCAGCCTTCGCATCGGATATTGAAAGCTCGCTCTTCAAAGACGGCTACTTCGTCAACGGCACAGAGCGCGGTATTCCGCTGATGACCTTTGATGATGCTTCTGGCCAAATGAAGTTCATGAAGTCAAAAGGTGGAAATCTAATTGTTTCTGAAGAGAAGCAAGGCGATCCAATTCACCTGACACATTCTGACACTTTGCTTCCAAATGAAAGGCGCTTGATATTGGCCAATCAGCAATTTGAAAAGTCTTTCAGGATGAGCCAATTCACGGTTGTCTCTGCAAGCGACTATCGAGTGTCTGTGCAAATCAACGGCTCTCTTGCACTTTCAAGCCGGACAACCAAATATCAACCACAATCTGACCAACTTCTTGATCCTTACAAGGTCGCGCCAAAGAACTCGCTTGTGACCATCGAGGCTGAGCGTTTATCGAGTGATGATGATGGTAGTTTAGATGTGTACTTGCGAGGCTATGAGTTTATCAACGAAGAAGAGGAAGCCATGAGCAGTCTTACAAAGGTCGTATTCAACGCAACAGGAGCCTTGATTCTGCCGTTCAAAGCAGTTGCCTGGGAAGACAACAACTCGGTGTCTTTGGCGGATGCTGATGGCTTGAATCTTGATGATTTCGCAGGTGTCACTCAAGACGGTATCGCTCACCTCGGCTATGGAATCATTCACAAGATTGGTGAAGTTCCAAATGCCTTGCTTGGAAAAGGCGCAGTTGCTGGTCAGCCGGTATATCTTTCCACCACTCCAGGCGAATTGTCTTTGACTCCTCCAGCATCTGGAACGGTCTTCCGCATCGGTCGTGCAGAGCCACCAAGTGGAGCGCACACTGGCGAAGCAACATCGCTGTTCATTGATCCACAAATCATCGCAGAGGCATAAAATGAGTGATTCGCAAAGACAAATATTCATCGACGGAATACCGATGGAATCAATAAAAGATGACCAAAAATTGGTAACCTTCTTTGAAGAATTTGATGATACCATTTACCAATCTGCAAACAGGAAGTTCGAGCAGTTGTGCGAGAAATACGACAAGAAGGCGACGTTGACCATTCTTGTTAAATTTGAGGAGTCGTGAATATGGCCACGCAGAATTTTCAGTTGATTCACTGGGATGGCACGAAGCAAAAACGTGTTGAATCCCAGACCATGGAACTCAAGCTCGGCAAGTTGGCCATCGGCTCGCTTGCTGACATCAAAGAAATTGGCGGAAAACTCGACATCGGTGGAGCAATCATCACCAACGTCGGTGCTCCAGTTGATGCTTCTGACCTTGCATCCAAGGGCTATGCAGATTCAGCCGCTTCTGGCGCTGTTGCTCCTGTGCAAGCAGAAGTTGACGCAGTGGAAGCTGCTCTTGCTCAAGAGTTGGTTGACCGCGCTGCTGGTGACGCTTCCACATTGGTTGACGCAAAAGCCTATACAGACGCAGAAATCCTTGCTGCTTCCGGTGGACTTGGCGGAGACATTTCCGAACTGCAATCCGATTTGGCTCAAGAGATTCTTGACCGCCAAGCAGGAGACACTGCGCTCCAAACCTCAATCACAACCTTGCAAGACCTCAAAGACGCGCAGGTTGTTTGGGTTTCTAAATCCGGCAATGACTCAACTGGAAACGGTGGTCAGCACAAGCCATTTGCAAGCCTTACTGCTGCTTTGGCATCCATCACTGATGCAACTCCAAGCAAACGCTACGTCGTTTTGATGCACGCTGGTAGCTATGCCGAAGCCGGAGCTGTTGCTCTCAAAGCGAACGTGTTCGTCGTTGGTGCTGTCAGAGACGCAGTGCGCATTACGGCAAGCAGCTTTACAATGGCTTCTGACTTCAACCAGGCAGCAGCAAACGATTGCCGTTCTGGATTCACAAACGTCGTTCTGATTGGCGCTTGCGATTTCAACTGGCAAACAGTCACGTCGCCTGCTGGAAAGCTGTACTTCAACCAAGTCACTTTCAACAGCGCAGTGACTCTGTATGGTCACAACAACGCCATCGCTCAAGCACAGTTCCATTCTTGCTTGTTCTATTCTTCCTTCACGGTCAGCGGCATCAACGTCGGCTTGCATGTGAACAACATCCACTTTGGAAACATCGTCCTCAACCAGCATCCAAATGGTGGAATGGCGACAATCCTGAACGCTTCTGGTGGATATTGCGGTGGAACAGCAACATTGACGGCATCGACAAACGACTTCAACCGTCGCGTGTCCGTGTTTGCCAAGAACTTCAACTTCAACGCTTTGTCGGTCAATGGCCCTTCGGCTTACTGCGACCTTGATGACGACTCTGCTCCAAGACAAGCGTCGAACCTGACATCTTCTGATGGCGGAAACGTCGTTTACGTTTCAAGCACTGTCCCACACAAGTCCAACGAGCGCAGCATCGGTGACCTGGGCAAGCAGTACCTGTACACATTCTCGTATGTGTTCTCGTCAACTGACTCTGACCTGTACGTCATCTCGATGGGCAATGCTTATGCTGCCGCATCGACAGGGCGTTCGATTTTCGTTGAATCCGATAGCTACGGATTGCAACCAAACGTCAACGGCGGTGACATCAACATCACGACCGCTGAAACTTCTGGAACAGGCGTTCGCGGTAAGATTAAGCTCACAGGTCGCCAGCTCGATGTTTCGTCGATGGCAGTCAAGAACATTGCTGACGCAGTTGATGCGCAAGATGCCGTCTCGAAAGCACAACTTGATGCGGCAATCTCTGCTGAACAATCTGCTCGCTCAAGTGGCGATGCAAGCACGTTGTCTTCTGCTCAAGCGTATGCCGACCAGAAGGTTGCAGACCTTGTAAACGGAGCTCCTGCAATCCTTGACACGTTGAAAGAGCTTTCTGACGCGCTCGGTGCTGATGGAAACTTCGCTGTCACAATCACCAACTCCATCGCTGCTGTTCAGGCTGAAGTTGACGCTGAAGAACTCGCAAGAGCTTCTGCCGTCACTGCACTTGAAGGCGACATCGCCGCTGAAGAGACTCGCGCTCTTGCTGCTGAAGGCGCTCTCGACACACGCTTGGATGTTATCGAAGGCTCTGGCGCTGGTTCGGTTGCCAAGGCTCAGCTCGATGCTCAAGCATATGCTGACGCTGCTGTGTTGGTTGAAAAAGGTCGTGCTGAGGCTGCTGAATCCGCGCTCCAAGGCGAAGTTGATGCCGTTGAGGCAGACTTGGCCCAAGAAATCCTCGACCGCGCTGCCGCTGTTTCTGCTGAACAATCACGCGCTGAAGCCGCTGAACTTGCACTGCAAGGCGAAGTGGACGCTGTTGAAGCTGATTTGGCTCAGGAACTCTTGGATAGAGCTGCTGCTGATACAACTCTTCAAGGCAATATCGACGCCGTTGCTGGCGACTTGGCACAAGAGCTTCTCGACAGAGCAGCTGCCGACACAGCATTGCAAGGCGAAATTGATGCGGTTGAAGCTGACCTCGCTCAAGAGCTTTTGGACAGAGCCGCAGCCGTTGCAGCGGTTCAAGCTGAAGTGGACGCCGAAGAAATTCGTGCTGCTGCTGCTGAGTTGGCACTTCAAGGTGAAATTGATGCCGAGGAAACTCGTGCATTGGCTGCTGAAGCTGCTTTGCAAGGCGAAATTGATGCCGAAGAAGTTGCTCGTGCAGCGGCAGATACTGCTCTGCAAGGCGAAATCGACGCTCTGGAAGTGGTCGTTTCTGAACTCAACCTCATCAGCAAGACTGCCGATGCTGCAATCTCTGCTGGCCAAATCTGCTACATCAAGTCCAATGGCAACATCGACTTGGCTGACGCTGACTTGGATATGAGCGACGCTGCTTTGGTCATCGCTGCTGCAAGCATCGCTTCCGGCGCTTCTGGCAAGGTTGTCATCAAGGAAGGAACCGTTGTCGGTGGCTTCTCTGGACTTGTTCCAGGCAAGAAGTGCTTCGTTTCTAAGACCGCTGGTGAAATGGTTCAGGCTTTGACGGGCTTCGCATCAGGCAACTCGGTGTATTGTGTTGGACGTGCTATCTCTGCAACAGAGATTGCGTTCCAGCCTGTCTATGAGTTTGAATACTGATTGACCTGGCGAGGTGGAGAAATCTGCCTCGCCTTTTATCAAAGGATTGAACAATGACTCAGCGACTCATTGCGGTCGATGACCAGACAGGAAAGCGCAGTCTCATCGCTGTGCCTTCTGGTGGTGGCATTGATCCAGACGTTCAAACATTCGCAGCCAACGGAACTTGGACAAAGCCAAACGGCTGCAAGCAAGTGCGAGTCATTCTGATTGGCGGTGGCGGAGGCGGAGGTTCTGGTTCTTACGGAACAACAGGCACTCAATGCGGTGGCGCAGGGGGATCTGCTGGCCAAGTCGTTATCAAAGACCTCGTGGCAAGCGATTTGGCTTCAACCGTTGCCGTGACCATCGGAGCAGGTGGCGCTGGCGGAGTTGCTGTCTCAACCAACGGCTACAACGGTAAAGACGGCTCAGACGGTTCGCTCACTTCATTCGGTACACATGGAAAGGCGTTTGGTGGCAAAGCTGGAGCAGGCGCAGGAAAGTTCTTGTCTGGTCGCATCACCATGCAATTCGCAGAAGGTGGCGCAGCAAGACCTGGTGGAACACGAGGCGCAGGCGGAAGAACGACTGCCGGAGAATCGGCTGTTGACACAACAGAAGCACCAGGCTCAGGAGGCGCAGGAGCAGGCATCACGACAACTGGACTTTCTGGCGGTTCCGGTGGAGTCAATCAAGCTGGTCTTGGTGGCAACGGCGGCAACGGTGGCGCTTCCAAGGCAACTGGCGCAGGTGACGCTGGTGTCGCAGGCTCAGGCTATGGTGCAGGCGGTGGAGGCGGTGGCGCGTCAAAAGGAACGGCTTCCGGTGCTGGTGGTAATGGCGCATCCGGCTATTGTGTCGTAATCTCGTACTGAAGGAGAATCCAATGAAACTGAAACTTGTTGAACTTGACCATCTCGTTGTCTTCCTTGAACCAAAGTACGTCCTCATTGAAGGCGAAGTGGAAGTCTCTGAAGCCGAAGGTCACAAGCTGCTCGCTGCATATGCCGGTAAGCTCGAAAAGGTCGAAGAAAAGAAAGCTGTCGCTGCCAAAGCCAAGGTCATGCCAGAGGTAAAGGATGAGCCTAAACTCTAATGCGCTCTGCACAGTTGCGCAGTGCAAAACTTATCTCGACGTTCAATCTGCTGACACGTCGCAAGATGCAAAAATAGAACAGCTCATCAACGCTTCGTCGTCGATGATTGAAAACTATCTTGACCGAAAACTTATCTATAATCAGTACATTGAACTGCACGATGGTCGAGTCAATGACCGCTTGCTGTTGAAAGAATGGCCTGCTGAAAAGCCGTCAGAGATTCGCTCTGACACGCTATGGTCATTTGACAACACCACCATCATGCCTCCAGAAAATTATGAGATGGATCAGCAAACGACCGTTGTCCTCAAGGGCTACTTCTTTCCGCGAGGCAACCGAAATATCAAGGTGACCTATTATGCCGGATATGCGAGTCCTGTTTTTGGTGGCGGAGGTTTTCCGTTGCCGACAGAACTCAACCAAGCCTGCATTATGCTCGTCGCATGGCAGTACCAGCTACGAGCTGACAGACGCCTCGGCATTGCTTCAAAGGGCAAGCAAGGCGAGTCGATTTCTTATGTCAAAGGTCTTCCGACTGAAATCTCATTGATGCTTGATTTGCATATGCGCATGGAATTGCCATTTACCTCAACAGGAATCGGCAACGGATGATTCGCTCAGACGCCAAAGCACTTGAAGCTCGCATCATGGCAAAGCTCGAAAAGTTCTTGCCACAAAGCGAGCAGTCTCAAAAGGCCTTGTTTAAGATTGGTGTTTTGCTTGAGCGAAAAATGAAGATAAATGCTCAATCTCAAAAGATACGAGATACAGGTGCTTTGATAAACTCCATCAAATACGAGATTGATGGAAACACTCTTTATGTTGGTTCTTTTGGCGTTCCTTATGCTAAGTATCACGAGTTCGGTGCGAACCTTGGGCCTGCTGGAATGAGAGCAATGTTTGCAGCAATGCGAGCAAGACGTGCTAAATCTGCTATGCGATATAGAGACAAGAACGTCGTTGTGAACCAATCTATTCGTGCGAGGCCTTTCGTCAGACCAGCTTTTGAAAGTAATCTAGGAGCAATCAGAAGAATCCTTGCAGAATACGGAGCACTGTGATGCCAGTTGCAAATGACTCAGAAATTCTTGATGCTCTGGAGACTCAGCTCAAAACTCTCACTTGGGCAAAGGTTGTTGAGACTGAAAATATCAAGTTGGCCTTTTCAGAACTTGGCGAGCATGAAGTTCCTTACATTCAAGTTTACGACAACGGCCAGGTCTTTGAACATCAGCGAGGCGAAGTGCTGACACGCTGGCAGGTGGCTGTTGAGCTTGTGCTTCGGTCGGCTTCAGAGAACCAAGTCAACATGAGAACACTCTTGGACAAGCGCCAAGAAGTTGAACAGTGCATCGGCTCCAAGGTGAACCTCGGCATTCCAGGTGTGGTCAATGTGCTGTACCTTAGCAACACGCCAGACATCCAGATTGTGAAGCCGTTTTATGTGACGACTATGCTCTTTGAGGTGGTTTACCGGAAACGGTATGTGTCTGATTGTTGATGTGATACGCTCTCAAATGAACTTCGCTCAAAGACTGAGCTTCGCCTTATGTTTTGGAGGACAAAATGTCGAAGAATTATGCTTCAATTTATGCAAACACTGGTGACAGCTCGGCGCTGAACCAACGATTTTACCTCAAGGAAGAAGTCATCAAAGGAACGATGGCCATTCCAGCGGCATCGGATTACTTCTTTGCATTGTCTGGCGGCTCCATCAGCTTCAGCCAGCCAATCACTTCGTCGCCTCACCGTTCTGGCCGCCACAACAACAACACCATCAAGGAAAAGAAAGCTCTTGAATGGTCGCTGCCAACGATGGTCAACATCGATACTGCTGCGGCACAAGGCACCGGCGCTCTTGAGCCTGCGCTGCGCGTCCTTTGGAAATCGCTGCTTGGTCGTGAAACGGTTCCAGGCGCGGTGCAATATGACTCCGCTCAAGATCCATCCGTCACGTTCAGCATCTTGGAAGTTGGCGACAAGTGGGCCAAGCAGGCTTTTGGCTGCTTTGTGGACGCTTGCGAAATCTCTCTTCCAGGCGACGGCCAATCGCAGTTGAGCTGGTCTGGAATGGGCGTTGAATCCTATTTGGTCGGCATCGGCAAATCGACAATCAGCAACAACGCTGGACAGACAGTCACAGTACAGGCTGGCGAAGGCAAACGCTTTCCAGTTGGTGCTCGCGTCATGTTGGTTGAAGCTGACGGCTCGACTCGTTCGGCTGACACGCCTGCTGGCTCGGCTCGTAAGGTTGTCTCTGTATCTGGTGACGTCATCACTCTCGACGGCGCTGCTTTGGCTGACGCTGATGGCTCATCGACTCCTCTTTATCTGTGCTACTTCGAGCCTGTCCTTGCAGGAACCGAAGGCATCGACAATCCGCAAACTGGCTTGCAAGGTACTTTCACAAGCTCCAGCATTCCAGGCAATCCTTGCATCCGTTCGGCAACCATCTCTGTCGCAAATGGCCATGAGATTGTGAACTACTGCTGGGGAACAGACGCAGCCTCTGGCTCCATCTTCGTTCCAGCAAGCCGCTTGGAAGTCAGCGTTTCAATCGAGCTGAACCTGAACCACGAGTTGGTTGAGTTCTATAACGCAGTGCAGTCTTTCGAAGCTCAAGACCTGAACTTCAAGCTCGGCGACACAGCGTTGCGCTTCTTGGAAATCGACCTGCCAAAGGTCGTCTTTCAAGTGCCTTCAATCGACGTGCCTGAAACTGGTTCGATTCCTGTCTCCTTCGAAGGAACCGCTTACCAGAGCGCACTTGACGCCGCTGATGAAATCGTGGTGTCATACCAGTAACCAACAAGAGGACGGTATCCTTTCTGACTCGATGGCCTTTGGCTGTCGAGTTTTTTTGTTTATGATAAGAGCGCACAGGAGTGCATCAACCAAGAAGGAAGTCATCATGGCAATCAATTTGTCTGCTATTCAGGACTCTGTTTTCACATTCATCTCATCCAAAGACTCGGCTATTGGCAATCCGCAAAACTATGCGGCATACTTGGAATCGCTTGATGAGTCGCTGCTGGCGCTGAATGGCGAACCAACACGCTTCCATCTTGCGGTTTCGTCGAAGCTCAAGGACGTGCTCGCTGCGAAAGATGGTCTGACCTCAATCGCAATGAAAGCCAAGGATGGCGGTGACATTCCACTTTACTCGCTGATGTATCAGCAAGTTCGTGTTTCTCTCAAAGACATCAAAACTGGCGCTGAATCAATGTTCCGCAAAGGTGCTGATGGTCACGCTGCCGATGACCTCATGGCTGCCTTGGCCGCGAACGACATCTTGCCTGAGCTGTTTGCTGCATTGCAGAACAAACAACAGAACCGGAGTCCTGAAATCGCAAAAAAAGACTAAGCGCACTTCTTGAGTTGACCTTTGCTGACCATGCAAAGCTCAAGAAAGAAGGACGCAACTTTGATTGCAACGGATGCAAGGTCGCCAAGCTCAGACGCTGCCAAGAAGACAGATGGGATTTCACCGACAAGGATGCGAACATCTTTCCGATGTACGTTCAGCAAGGCGGTGAACTTTACGGTTTCTGTCCTGCCAAGGCGACTTGGGATTCCTGGACTGTCACAATGTACCGCGCTCTTGTCTGTGCTGTGGCCACTGGCGCACAATGGAACTCTGGAGGCATCTCGGAACAACCAGAATGGTGGATTGACCTGCTATCATGGTTCTCGACGCGCTATGATATGAGCAACTTCAGCCACAAGGCTAGAATGGTGCTAGGTGATGGCGATAAAGCCAAGACTCAAGGAGTGAGCAAGAATGGCAATCAGCAAAGACCAATTAACCGTCGAGGTCGTTCTTGATTCCTCCGGTGCCATCAAAGGCATAAAAGACCTCGAAGGCCAGTTCGTTGAGTTCGACAAGATTGTTGCGAAAAGCTCAAAGACAACTGACAAGGCAGCACAATCCACTGGCAAAGTTGGAGATGCTTTTTCAAGCCTTTCGGGAACACTTTCCAGAGCTGCATTGCCTTTGCTTGCTGTTCAAGCGGCAGTGACTGCTGTCACGCAAGTATTCGGCACTCTTTCGAATACGCTTGGTTCATTCGTCAATGACTTTGCCGCTGCTGAACGTGCTCAGATACTTCTGACTCAGGCTATCGAGAACTCAGGCGGTCGCATCCAGAACACTGCCGCTGCTTGGGGCAACTATCTCGACCAGCTTCAAGAGGTCAAAGCCGTTGACGCTGACGTGCTTCGAGGACTTGTCGCGCAAGCCGTCCAAATGGGCTTCAGTGAGAAGCAAATTAAGTCACTAGTAGAAGCATCAATTGGCTTGTCAAAAGTGACTGGTGACTCTCTGGATGCCTCGTTTCAAAAGCTAATCGGAACAACACGAGGAATGGCTCGCAGTTTGACGGCCATGATTCCAGAGCTTCAGAACCTTACAGAAGATCAGCTTCGCGCAGGTGATGCTTTTGCCATCGTTGCAAGCAAATACAAATCTGCTGCTGATGGTGCCGGCTCATACACCTACGCAGTCAAGCAAGCTGGCTTGGCTGCCGGAGAGCTGAGCGAAGATGTTGGCCGTCTGATTGTTGAGTCATTGAACCTCAAAGGCGCGATGGAAACTGTGACAAGCGTCATCAATGGAGTTCGGAACGCAATCGCAGCAGTTGATGTGAATAACCTGTCTGCCAGGTTCAAAGAGTTCCTGATTGTGGCAGGCCCAATCGCAGCGACCTTGCTTGCCGTGACGGCTTACATGAAAGGCTTTGCTGCTGCCGCATTGGCTGCCGCTGCTCCAATAGCAATCGCGTCTGCGAAGATTATCGCAATCACCACGGCGGTTCTTGCTGCAATAGCGGCCATTGAAATAATCGTCAGGAACTTGGACAAACTCGGCCAGGCTTTCAAGCTCATCGGTCAGTCAATCCTTGTTGTCGTGTTGAAACCAATCGAACTTCTTCAAAGAGCACTGGCGAAATTCTTTTCGTTGTTTGGAGACAACGCTCTTGCAAGGAACATGGAAGAAGGCTTCAAGCAAATTGGAAAAGAAATTGACAAACTGACATCTGACATCAGCGCGAATTACACCAACCTCAAAGACAACCTTGATACTGGCTTCACAGGAGAAGCAATCAAGCAAGGCATGAACTTCATCAAAGGCTTTGGCGGTGAAACCAAAAAAGCCGATGCCTCACTGAAAGCTCTTGGAGAAACTGGAGCGCGAGTCAAAGTCATCAATGAAGAACAGCTCAAGAAAGCTGAACAGATTCTCAGAGACATTCAAAAGATGACAGACCAAATGCGCATGGAAGCAACCAGCGCAGGTGCAACAGAACTTCAGCAGATTGACCTTAAACTCAAAGCACAAATGAAGACCATTGATGAGCGAGAGAAAGAACTTGCAACAATCAAAGGCATAAGTGCTGCACAGAAGAAAGCACAAACAGAAGCATTGACTGATGCTCGCATCGCAGCGGTTCAGCAAGCAGAAGCTGCAAGACAAGCTCTGGCAACCAAGAACTTCACAGACCTTCAAGCCGGAGCAATGAAAGAGCTTGAGTCGCTGATGCAAAACACAAACAGCCTGGAGAATGCAAACCGCTTGTCCAAGCTCGAAGGTGTTGACCTTATTCGCGCTCAATACGAAATCGAAGAACAGAAGATTGCTGCAATCGAAGAACAGCTTTCCTTGACTGGAAAGCTCGGAGAAGAACAGCAAAAGCAAATTGAAAGAGCAAGAGCCGCGCTTGGACAAGGCAAAGACATTGCCAGCGGAAAAGCTCAAGAACAGCAAGCTCAAAAGACTGCTGACATCTATTCAGGCGTCATCTCATCAGCCGCTGGAGGAGCAGATGCGGTCGTTGGAAATGCAATCACACAACTCGGCAAAGCATTTGGGCCAGAAGGTCAATTGATTGCTTCGGCCATCAATATTCTTCGACTCGGTGGCGACTTCATGAAGACGCTCGGAAGCGAACTTATAAAAATCATCATTGAATTGCCATTGAAACTTGCAGAAGGTGTCGTTGGCTTGGTTGAAGGATTGCTTGACGGCATCATCAATATGCTTTCAGATCCGGCCAAGCTGGCAAAGATTCAAACGTCATTCATGACACTTGGGCCAAAGATAATCACATCCATCGCAAAAGCATTACCTTCACTTTTGAAGACGCTGCTTGATCCTGGATTCTGGATGGAATTTGCCAAGCAATTCATTCGGTCAATCTTCGAAGCGTTGAAGCAGATGGTTTATGCAGTTGGTGACCTTATCGCATCAATCTTCAATGGAGACATCTTCTCTGGAGTTGGTGACGCAGTTGAGTCGATGGGCAACGCAATCGGTGACGGTATAAAAGACGCGACCAAGGCGGTGACTGGATTCACTGAACAGCTCTTTGGCGTTCAAGAAGACACCGCTGGTCAGGCGCAAAAAGACCAAGGCGATCCAATTAAAAAAGCGTTCGACTATGGAGCCAAGAAGACCAAAAGCATTTGGCGCGACATTATGAAGTTTGTTGTTGATACGTTCAACTTGATAAAGCAACTCATAATTGCACCATTTGAGTTCATGTTCTTGACGGTCAAAGAAACGATGAAGTTGTTGAGTTCCATCCTAGAAGGCGGAATGGTTCTTTTTGCAGCTTTGGCTGAATCGTTGATTATGACCGTTCAGGCAGCAGGCAATATACTTTCAAGCGTATTTTCCACCATCTGGGATAGTGCAAAGATTGTCTTTGAAGGAATCGTCAATCTGTTCTCAAGCCTGTGGTCGTCATTCAAAAACATCTTCATGGCAGTGTTCAACTTTGCTAGGTCAATTTTCCAAGGCGTGATTGACGCATTCAAGGCAGTCTTCACGTTCTTCCGCAATGTTTTTGATGATCCAATTGGTGCTTTGAAGCAATTCCTGACGGACTTCAAAAACATTTTTGCGAATATTTGGGATGCCTTCAAAGAGATTCCAATGAAGCTCTGGGATGGAATAAAGAATGGCGTTTCGGTTGTCTGGGACACTTTCAAACAACTTGGCGGTCGAATCTGGGAAGGACTGAAAGACGTCTTCGGAGAAATTGGAACGTGGTTTAAAGGTGTTGGCACAAAAATTTACGACGGCTTTGCTGAGATGTTCGGAAAGATTGCCGACGGATTTAGAAACTTCGGACGCAATATTTGGGAAGGCTTCAAAAGCATCATCAGAGAAACTGTCGGCAGGCTCGCAGATTGGCTTGGACTTGCTGAAGGTGGAATCGTTCCTGGTACCGCAAAAGTCGCTGGTGACAGTGGAAAGAACGATGTTGTTCCTGCACTTCTTTCTCCAGGTGAAGCCGTCATTCCTCGTTCGCTGATGGCCAATCCAGAGATCAATAAGATGATTATGGATTTGCTCAACAACAGACAGATGCCAGTGTCATCAGAAATGGGATTGCCTCGCGTTGCTTTTGCAAATGGTGGCATGGTTCCTGCGCTTGCTGGAGGAGGCGGAACGGTGTTTGGCGACACAAACGTCAACGTCGTGATGAAGATTGACAGCAAGGAACCAATCGACGAGGCTTTCTTGCGACAAAGGCTGGTGCCAGCACTCAAGGCTGAATTGAAGGCAAGCTCTCTGCGTGGTGACTTTGTTCTCAGTGCGAAAGGAGTTCGCTCGTGATTGAACTGATTCAGTATGGATACTTGGAGACTCCGTATCTAAGCGAGTTTCCGTATCTTCAGCCAGCAGCAGAGCAAGGCTTGGCTTTGCAGACAGAGTACAAACTTGGCACAGACCATCCAGTCGCTTTGCAGTTCCTTGGCGCTCTGACAAAAGACAAACCAATCGGAACTGAGTTCTCTGGACTGATTGAGAACTTTGAGAAGTCTCTCGGCTTGCAGACCACATATGACATCGGCATTGACCACGTTGTTGCGCTGCAAACTGAAGTCATCAACACGCAAGACAAGCCTTTGGCAACTCAAAGCCAATACGTCATTGAGAAAGAAAACATCGCTGGCTTGCAGTTTGACGCCTTCATCACTCAAGACAAAGTTCTCGGCCTTGAGGCTGAGCGTCTGTTTGAAGGAAAAGAGAAAACCAAAGGCATTGAGTTCAGAGCAAGCAAAGTTCTGCCACATTACCAGTGTCCAGGCGGCGGCTATCTCAATGACGTTCCTTACTTGACACAGTATCAATATCTCGCACCGTTCTACTGCGTTCCTTGGGGTATCCAGTTCACAGCCGTCAAGGAAGAAGCGCGAGCATTGCAGTTCCGTTCGGCTCTGTACAACACAACGAACTTGCGCATCTTGGTTGATTTCCCAAGCCGTGGAACCACCGGCACTAACTGGACAGCAACAAGCACTCAGACAAGTTCAACCAACAGCTTCTCGGTGAACAATCTCAACACCGACATCGTTGAGCAATACTGGCGAACAGCGACAGGCGTTCTGTCTGCGACAATCACTTGCGACACTGAGTTGCCTCAAGGCGTGTACCTCGACACGCTGGCCATCTTGAATCACAACCTGTCAGGTTCTGCGACCATCATCCTTGAAGGTTCAAACGATCCGAGCTTTGGAACCATTCCAGTCAACATTGAGCTTCAATATGAAGCAAACAACATGTATTACATCGCACCGACTTTGCCTCTGAATCCATATCGCTACTGGCGATTGAACATCAGCGATCCAGGCTCAGCAGAAAACTTCATTCGCATTGGCACCATTGTGTTCGGTGCGGCTGTCATCTTCACGAACGAGTGCTTTGTTGACCGAGTTCGCTTTGGTCAGAAGCAATTCATCGACAAGGTTTATACGGAAGGCTTCACAAACGTCAGCAACGACCGAGGCAAGAAGAAATACCTTGGCCTTGAGTTCCGCAATTTGGCTTACCAAAAGGCGAACTTCCAATCCATGCGTGAAATCTTCGACTATGCAGGCGTAACTTTGAAGTGCCTTTATATTCCAGTGCCTCAGCAAGCCAGCCGCTTTGCGGTGTTTGGAAAGCTGTCAGACATTCCGGCAGAAGAGCACAATTACAAAGCTGCTGATGCTGATTATGTGGACTTCTCAATCGACGTGGATGAATCGCTATGAGTTCATCAAACCGCAAGCCATATCTTACGGCCACGTCAATTGACCAAGCACTGCTCAATGCTTCTGCTGATAACCTCAGCAACCAGATTGAACTGATTGTGGACATCGAAGCACCAGATGGTTCAATCATTCGCGCTTCTGACAGAAACAAATACGTCGGTGAGCACTTCTATGAAGCGTTGACCAACTTTCCAGACGTGACCAGAACGATTGGCGAGTTTCTTGGCCAAGGCATTGTGTTCTCTGAGATGGTCTTTGAGCTTTCCAACGTCGATGGACGATACAACAAGTTCCTTCCAAGTGGCGCAAACTTTGGTGGCTGGATTGGTCGAAACGTGACCGTCTACATTGGACTTCGAGATGTTGCGTCTTCTTACGTTGCAATCTTCCGTGGCGCTGTCACTGAAGAAGGAGGCTTTTCTCGTTCAGTCAAATCAATCACCATCAAGGCTCGTGACCGACTTGAGAAGATAAACGTCAGTTTTCCTCCGGATGTTTTTCTTCAATCGACATATCCAAAGGCTGTGGATGACCTCTGGGGAACGACCATTCCTTTGATCTATGGCGACTGGACGGTGAACATCTTGCCTGGTCTTGCAAGCGTTCCGGCAAAGGTGGTCAACGGCGCAGACATCTTCGTCAACGGCGAGGAGCTTTCTGTCACAGTGACTCTTTCACCGAATCCGTCAACTCCGGTCGTGTTCACGGCAGTAAGCCACAGGCTTGACGTGAATGACGAAATCGATGTCGCTTCAGACAATTCTAGCTTTCCAAGTGCACTAAAAGGAAAGCATTACGTCGTGTCTGCAACAGCAAACGAGTTCACCATTGGGCCTCTTGGTGGGCCTGCAATAGTTCTCACGACTGGCAACGTCACTGGCAACCATGTTGTTACAAAGCATTCAAACGCGCCGCTTGAGAACGTGAAATGTGTTATCTCAAGTAACGCAAACACCGTATTTGATACCAATCAAGTATGGCTGAAGAACGGCGATAGGTACTTCAAGATTCCATCAACAGACGTCAAGAACATCAGTTTAGGCAAGAGTTACTTTGAACTTGACCAGCATAACACTTCGCTTCAGATTGATGGAAAAAAGTGGGAATACCAAACATCTGATGAAATCTTCGTTCGAGTCAAAGGCAAAGACCTGACCACTTACTCTGAGAACTTGGTGGCCATCGCTGAAGACGTGCTTAAAACCTATGCAAGCGTTGTCACTGGTGACCTCGATACTTCTTGGACAACTTACAAGAACAAAACATCACCATCGACTTCTGCGATTGCGAACGTCAAAGGACGAGCTTGGATTGGTGAACCGCAAAACTGCCTTGAATATGCTGTCAGCTTGCTTGAGCAAGTTCGCCTTGAGTTGTTCTTCAATCGTTCGCAGAAGATTGCACTGAGCAGCTTGCATTGGGATGAATTTCAAGCAAGTCCGACATTCGTTGTACGCAACTTTGATGTGGCAAAAGACACGTTCGTTCCACGACTGGATGACCGAAACAACTTCAATCGCCTGCGAGCTGTTTATGCCTTTTTGCCAGATATGCAGGAAAACGCCTTTTCAACTGGATATTACAAGAACCAAGCAGCAATCACTCAAGCAGGCAAAGCAATCACCAAGGTGCTTGTGTATCCAAACCTGCATGTTGAGTCGGATGTTGTGACTCAAGCGACCGAAACGCTGAAGATTGCATCAGGATACCGTGAAATTATCGATGTCTCTCTTACCAATCGCGCCATTCTCAAGGATATTGGTGAATGGGTCTTGTTGAACGTGCAGATTGGTTCAAGCACTTTCTCAGGAGTTCCGTGTCAAATAAGAGACATCAGCTATTCGCCAAGCGGATTGCAGCTTCCGATGAAGCTCTGGTCTTTTGCTATGCTGCCTTTTGGTTCTTGGAATCCAGGTTTTGCTGGTATTGTTGGAGGTGAGTCGGCCACCATTTCAGCCGAATGAGTTTTGTTGTATCTTTTAGCAAGTCACTATTGAAAGGAATTTCTCATGGCTGTTATTTTGACCGTTTCGGAAACTCTCGGAGGAGCTGAAGTCGCTGACTCATTGGCAGGCGCTGGCACAGGCGTTGACCTTGGACAGGTCGTAAACGGTCAGTATTCGCCAATCATCGACCAGACGCTCAACACTGGCGCTCAGGTGCTTTACCTGCGCCACAACGCAGTGGTCGATCCAATCACAAACCTCAAGATTTACCTCGACAGCTATTCGCGCACTGGTTTCACTTACGGCGGCGCATCAACGGCTTCTGGTGACTACAACAGTCTCAAGGCTGAAGGTTCTGCTTCGGACGTGACAGCAGCAGCCAAGAATAACTCAAACGGCTTGGCAGGCGGCATTTGGATGGAGCAGCAATACGACGTTGCTACATCGAACCAGTTCGACATCGCCACAGCTCGCGGTGGAGATCCTGGAACCAAATACGTTCAAATCTTTGGTAAGTCTGCACAAGGCATCGACGAAGCTACGGCTTACGGCGTCATCAAAGAGGCTTGCCTTTACACGCCAGACAACTTGGCAGAGAACGCTCCATCGGCTCCGGTTGATGGAAAGATTGGAATCTCAACAGACAACGTGCTTGGAAACCGCGCCAAGCTGCGCTTCCGCATCTATTTACGCGAGGCTTTTGCAGACGGTGGTATCTTCCAAGCGGCATTGATTGCTCGCTTCTCGTACACAGCTTGATGACAGGTGGAGCGTAACAAGATGTTGCCTCTTATGCAGCCAAAAGAACCATTTAGAGCCTTGCGGTGGAAATTCGAGTACGCCGACAAGGCTGCTCGTGTTGGTGCTTGGGATGACTCAGCACCGGAGGAGTCTGCCAAGGCTTGGAAGCAACCACGGCAAGGCTTGCTGTTTGCCTGTATCGAAGCCAAAGACCATTATGGTGTGATTCATCGTGTTTTTGAATGTGCTGGGCCTGAGTTTTGCAACTTGCAGTGGGAAATCGCTGCACAGTTGAATACCAAAGGCCAGCCAGGCAGGTATCGACTCATTGGCTTGACGCTTGTCTCACGTTATCATCGCGCTACTTTATTCCACAAAGGACAAACGTCGGTTGAGAAACGCGACGCTGACGACTTAGATAATCACTACTCTTACGGAAAGGTGTAACGTATGCCAAATCCAACATCTCCATATGGTCGTCAGCAGCTTGATTGGCCCGACTTGGGATCAGATCCAGGCTCAACGCTTCATACGCAAATCACAACTGCAATTGGAATCTTGAGCAACCAAGTCAACAGCAGATGGTCTGGCGTTCAGACGCTTGCTGCTTCTGCAACGTATGACATCGAGCACAACTTTGATGCGGTACTTGCAAGCCTGAAAATCTTTGTGATTGAATCCGGTACAGTTCTCAGCAAGGCTTTGCAAGATGCTTCTTATGCGTTCACCTTTGTTGATAACAACACCGTGCGCGTTCAAAACATTTCTGGCGGTTCAAAGACCTTTCAGGTTTATGTTTTCCCAAGTCACTTGAACATTCGCGCTACTGACCTTGATGCTGCGATTGATATTGACACCACTGGAAAGCTCTCAATCGGTGGCCGATTCGCTGCTGCTCAAGTAATCAATGCGCAAGACGGTTCCAACGTCACGCTTGGCGATCCTTCAGCAATGGCAATCACTTTGTCTGGAGCTGGCTTGCTTTCGGTTGATGGCATCACTGCTCCTGCTGACTCAAAAGGCAAGGTGGTCATCTATCACAACAATACAGGCGGCGCTGTTCAGTTCAACGATTCAACCGGAACAGCAGCGAACCAGATTTACACAGGCACAGGCGCTCCATTGCAGCTCGCTGACAAAGCGTCGCTGATTGTTCGTTATGACACCGCCGTCTCGAAGTGGCGTGTTATCGGTTCAACCGGAGGTGGTGGAGCAGAACTCACGGTGACTCAGGCAAATACCTTTGTCGCTGGTGAAGCTCTCTATTTCAACGGAACCGTCTGGGCCAAGGCACAAGCCAACGCACTTGGAACTGTGGCAATCGGTATCATCAAGTCCAGAACAGCATCGAACTTCATTCTCACATTGCTTGGTGAGATTACTCTTTCCGGTCTGACTCCAGGCGCATTGTATTACCTTGACGCCTCAACAGCCGGCGCTTTGACTATCGTTCAACCATCGGCACCGAACTTCTCTCAGCCAGTCGGTATTGCTCTCTCGGCAAGTAAGTTCCTTGTTGGCATTCAAAGAGCACTGGACTTGCGTGGGCCAGCGCCTACGGTTTCAACTGCAACATCGCTCACGGCTGGTGGAACAATCACTCTGTCCGTGGCAGCGCATGAAGAACAGATTCTTGTTGGTACAGCGGTCGTTGGTGGCGTGACTCTGGCAGCAGCAGCATTCGGTTCAACTGCTCCAGTGAACGGCAAGAAAGTCATTCTCATTGGTAACTCGGATGACAACACCATCAGCTTGACTGCTGACATCACACCAATCGCCAAAGGCTTGTGGTTGAATGGTGACATTCAGCTTGGCAAAGGTAAGACTCTGACTCTGGTGTACAACTCGACGCTTGATGCTTATCTCGAATTGTCTCGCAACGCTTAATTTTCAGGAGGCTATCTTATGAATTGGAAGAAGATATTCACTATCGCAGCACTGACAGGATTCAGTGCTTCGGTAGCAACCGGACAAGGCACAGCGCCTACGATTGTTCAAGGTGATTACATCAGCAACGTGTTCGGTCAATCGAACTTCATCAAGAATCCGAATGCGAAGCTGAACACAAAAGACGTCACAGTTTCAAACGCCACAGTGACACGTTCCACGACAACGCCTTTGGTAGCCACATCAGAGTTCAACATCACGACCTCCACATCAACAGGCTATGCAGATTGGGCAACACGCACCTTTGATGCAGGCATGAAGAACCAAAACTGTGAAGCGCGTTTTACTTACAGAGGCTTTTCTGTAGGCAGTACATCGATTCAAGTCCGCCAAGGTTCAAACACAGTCGCACAGCTTACGCTTACGGCATCGACAGATCCTCGTATTGCAAGCATCAACTTTCCATGTGGCGACCTTTCAAGTGCTACGACCTTGCGAGTACAGCAGGCAACAGCATCACTGACAGGTACAAATGAACTTAGCGGTCTGTATCTCGGACTTGCAACAAACCAAGCGAACGTTGCGCAGGCTGAATTGGTTGTAAAGGCGCGAGTCACAACAAACCAAGCATTAACAAGCACAGCGACCGACGTTATTTTTAACACCGAAGATTTAGACGTTTATGGAGAATTTAACACAACGACAGGCGTATTTACTGCACGACGTGCTGGCAATTACATGATTAACGCACATTTGGGAACTACATATGGAACTTGGAACAATTCGGAATATTTTGAAATACAGCTAGTGAAAAACACAACAAGCATTTCCTCTAATTACAACATGGTGGAAGCAGCGGTTGGCACCAGACAGTTTGTGAGTGCAAACGCAAACAGCGTAGCATTAGCCGTTGGTGACACCATTCGAGTAAAAGCGTTAGAAACATCTGGGGCGTCTTATTTATTAGACGGTGGAGTGCCAGCAAACTATTTAGAAATCTACCGCTTTCCCACGTCCTCAGAACTTGTCGTGACGCCTGAGAGGCAGAATACTTGGGGATCTGTGAATTACACGGGTACAGCGGGTTCACTTACAGTAAGAAGCGGTCAAGTGGCATCAAACACATTTGACACATTTAGCGGCGCAGCATTTACAAGCGCAAGAACTTTAAAAGGCAAGTGTAAAGCACCTGTATCTGGTGACAACGTAGGATGTCAAATTGAAAATATGCCAGTTGGAAATTATGAAGTATCTATTTCTGGACTTATGTTTCAAGATCCTGGAACAACAACTGTCGGGTGTTCTCACCGCATTTTTGAAACGACAACATCAACGCAGGTAGCATCGCAAACAGCTTCACGCGCAACTTCTTCAGGTGGTGTGTTGTATCAAGGAAGAACTATCAAAGGTGTGTTTAATAACACGTCCTTAGCGAATAGAAATTTTGTCATACAAGCTGCTAAAACATTTGTTCTTGATGGAACTACTCAAGGTCAGTGTTTGCTTTTCATAAACACATCCGGAGACATTAGTGACGTAAATTTCACCATCACACCCCTCGACCAACCATCAAACTCTGCGCTGTACGTTCAAGGGCCTGTTTTGGGGGCGCAAACAGGTGCGGCTATCAGCAGCGGCTATGTTGGGGAAACTATTGTTGCAGAAAATAATGCTTTTGTTCAAACTGGTATGACAAACAGCACGACTGTCGCTTTTTTGAATATAACACTCACGCCGGGTGTCTGGCTTATAAGCGCAAGCCAAACGGTAGCCCAAAATGGATCAACCGGAACCGCTTTTAGTTCAACTTTATCAGACGTATCTACAAGTGGAAATACTGTAACAGGTATTGGATTAAGTGTAACTGATAACAACGGCTGGCCACCGAATAACGTGACTGGTTTGACTATCACACATCCATCATTCATCTACTCTACGGCGACGTCGAAGACCATTTACTTAAACAGTTTTGCGCTATTTACTGCTGGAACGCCGTCAAGAAAAGGCACATTACGCGCCATTCGCCTCAACTAACCTCTAGGAGGCATTCATGCGTCTACTGCTTGCTTGCCTCTTACTTTCCTCTTGCGGGTTTCCAGACCCGCGAGATCCTTCTCTCTCACCAGACACACTTGCAGCAATCAAACTCAAAGCCTCAGAGACTGCACAATGGGCACCGTGGTGTGAAACATGGCCTAGCAAAGACAACTGCTCAGATGGAGATGCGCTCGCACACGGTATTGGCTACCTTGCAGCAGTCGGTTTCAAGCCTTCCATTGCCGCACTGTCACAGTCAGTAAAAGACGGTCAACTTCATCGTTCACCTTCAAGAACAGACACAGACAACACAGCTTCGCGTGACCAGTTCCTCGGCTTCATGGCGGCGCAGTTATCCGGTGAAACCAGATGGCTGGACGTCAAGCGATTCATCAAAGACAACGGACGCATCTGCAAAGACGCGACTGACACGCGATGCGAACTCACTCCGGTCGTCCACGCCATGATGTCGCACGTCCATCACTTTCTTGGCTATGACCGTGACGCGACGATGCTGTTCAACGAACTCGTATATCCGAAGACCTTGCTCGCGCAGTCGGTAGGCGTTCCGACAGGCTATCAGCTTAACCTGGTCGTCAATGCTTCATGGCTGGCCTATAAGACCGGAAACGAGACACGCAGCACATATCTGGCAGCACAGAACGCCTACCTCAGACAGCCGTTGAATCCGTGGTTCTGTATCGTTGTCCGTGGACCGGACGAGGAATGTGCGACACTCGCATTGGCGTTGTGGCCGGATGAGCCAGAACACAAGAATCAGTGGTCTATCGAAAGAGACACATCAACAGACGCCATTCAGCACAGCGTTGGTTGGGAGTTCCTCTTTATTTCTGCTCTGCTTGGAGTTGATCTGAACTCGCTGGAGTATTCCGGCAAACGCTACTCCAAAGGTAATCTTCAACCTCATTGAGCAAAATCTTTGCATGTTGCTTCACGGCCATTCCCATATCATCGGAATCGACTGAAGCCTTGAGCGTGATTCGCATGCATTCGAGTTCGGTTTCGGTGAGTTCATCCATCCAGCTTGTCATCGCAGACCTCCACAAAGGACTTGAGATTGGCAAGAGAGATATAGTGTCTTTCACAATAGTACGCCAAGAGCTGTCCGAATCGGAAGCCTCTGTGCGTGTAATTCTCAACATTCAAGTCCATTTCCATATCCCACATTTGAACGCCTCGACGAAGGCCAAGGCTGAATGACCTTGCCTTACCGTAGGAAGAGAATGGTACACTGACGTTTAGTTCGCCAGTCGAGCAAATGACGACGTATTTCATAACTCAATCGTATGGTGCGGCGCTTACCTTGCCTAGTGTCAAACGTTCGACTGGCCTTTCACTCGCCTTGGAGGAAAGAATGAAGAACAATCATCAAGAGCATTGGCCTGAATGGATTCTCAGAGTTGTTCTTCTTGGCATCGCAGGATTTGCCGTTTCTTACCTCAAAGACATTGGCCGTGAGACAGCATCGCTTTCCACGCAGTTTCTTGAGCTGAAGTACGAAATTAAGCGCCTGGCAGAGAACCAGATTGAGATGAACACTCAGTTCGCCAACAAGCTTGAAAAGATTGACCAACGTGTGAATGACCTCGAACGTAAAGGAGTGAAGCGATGACTGATGTGAAAGAATCCAAGGAACTCTTGATTGCTTTGGTAAAACTCGGCAAACTTGCAGCCAAACAACTCGGTGATGGTGTGGACTTGAGCGATGCGGTCGCCATTGCGAAGGCGTTGGCTGATGAAGAGTTCCGCAAGGCTTTGGTTGATGGCTTCTCTGGCTTGTCTGCTATTCCTGCTGAGGCAAAAGACATTGACGCTGCTGAAGCGGTTGCTTTGATTGGCGTGTTGTATGCCGAAATCCAAAAGTGACGCAGCGAAGAAATGGCTTCGCCGGATAGGATGGATTTCCGGTCTATTGGCTAGGTTCATGCCTGCTAAGGTCAAGGTATTGATGGTTGCTGTGAGCACCATCGCCGGAGGCTTGGTTGCACTGCTTGACAGATGTGACCAGCAAGATAAGTCTCCGGCTTCTCCTGTGCCTTCAGCCTCGCCTGTTCCAACGCCTGCCATCACACCATCACCAACTCCTCAACCAACTCCTACAAAACCACCGCTTCCAGAGCTGAAAGCACCTCGCTTTGTGAAGGCTGGTGAACTGTTCAAAGTTGAGTTGTGCAATGTTGGCAATCGCTATGAAGTGAGCTTATTCGCTGAAGACAATCGCTTGGCTTACATTGGCTTTGGCAAGCCTTGCATGTTTGTTCATGTGAAGTTGAACCAAAAAGGCAAAAGAGAATTGATGGGAATTGGGCCAAACAACTTGCGCGTGTTCGCGGATGTGGTAGTGGAATAAGCGTTCAATCAAATGGTGCCTCCATTAGTTGAGCCAGCCGACAGTGTGATTATCCCGTCCACTGTCGGTTTTTTGTTGCCATGATTTGCCTGATTATCGAGTAAGCTCATTTTAGAGGTGTCTTAAATGAGCAAAAGACATGCGCTTCGCATTTACGAAGTCACGTTCTCGCATGGAGAAACACCGCAAACAATCCGAATCGAAGGCAGCGCCATTTCTGGATATGCGCTTGGTGATGGCGGCGGTTCTTCGTGCCTGGCTGTTTATGGCGAAGACGGAAAGACACCTGTCCTGATGGTCGCTTGGGATTCATTCATCTTGGCGAGGCTTGCTTCAGAAGTTGAAGTTCTCAAAGTGAAACGCTCACGCAAAGTCATTGACCTGGAGGCACAAGCCGATGACGACAAAGAAGCTGACGCCTGAACAACGCAAAAAGCTGGAATCAGTGGTTGAGGCGTATAACGATGTTACGCGCTTCAAAAGCGTTGACGATTGCGCAAAGCACTTCCAAGTCTCTGACCGACACTTCAGACGCTTACTTGCTGAAGCCAAACAGGCTGGATTCAAGCTCAAGCCTCGACAGCTTTTGAACGAAGCAATCAAAGACCACGAGACACGGTCGGAGAACAAGTACGCCAGAGAGAACATGGTTCTCAAGGCACAGCTCAAGCAATTGCGTGAACAACTGGACGCCAGCCACGAAGATTCCATCTCAAATGAGCGTTTAGTACGCATCATACGAAACGCAGCAGATACAGAGCCACAGTGCGATAAAAGCTGGTTGACGTATAAAGGCAAAGGCGACTCTTCCAAAAGCGTTCCTGTGCTGTTTTTGAGCGACCTTCATTTCGATGAAGTGGTCGAACCTGCGCAGGTAGAGTTCGTAAACGAGTACAATCGAGAGATTGCCACAAAAAGAATCAAAGCAGTGTTCAACAATGCACTCGACCTGCTGACGAAAAAGCTCAAGGCAAGATATGCAGGAGCCGTGGTTGCACTTGGAGGCGACCTTCTCTCAGGCAACATCCACGAAGAGCTTGCTGAGACAAACGAGGCGACAATCCTGGAAAGCGTGTTGGCCTTGACTGAGATTCTTCACGCTGGCCTTCAACAGATGGTTGATGAGTTCGGCAAGCTGTACGTTCCATGCGTTGTTGGAAATCATGGCCGCATCCACAAGAAGCCACGCGCCAAGTTCCGTGTTCAGCAGAACTATGAATGGATAATTTATCAGCTTCTCGCACAACGCTTTGCAGGTGATGCGCGAGTCACGTTCGAGATTCCAGACAGCACCGATGTCACTTTCAAGATATTCAACACGACGTTCCTGCTGACTCATGGCGACCAGTTTAAAGGCGGTTCAGGCATCTCTGGAATCTTCACTCCATTGATGCTTGGTGCTTCAAGGAAGCTCAAGCGTCAGCAAGCGGTTCAAAAGCCTTTTGATGTGATGATGGTCGGACACTTTCATTCGTACATTCACACCAACAGCCTCATAGTCAACGGCACTTCGAAAGGCCTGGACGAGTATGCTTATCAGATGAACTTTGGCTTTGAAGAACCACAGCAGGCAATGTTCTTGGTGCATGAGAATCACGGCATCACAATCCGAATGCCAGTGCTTTGCAAGTAATCACT